CCTAGTAATCTTTAGCTTTGCCATTGTTACTCCTTAATTAGAACGCCACTGATGGCGATACTGTGATTCCAGAGTTTACAGTAAATGTAACGCTAGATGTAGCAATTTCGGCTACTCCAGCTGATCCAATTGGCGTTAGGTTATTTACTAAGATTGAGAACTGGTAGGTAGGGTTAGCAGCTGAAACTGTAGTTCCCTTAACTGTAATTACTGATACAGCTAGAGTCTTGCCAAATGCCTCATTAAGAGTCTGGCTTACCTCAGATGTTGCCCAGTCGTTCATAAAGTCGATGGTAAATGTGCCTGATTGTAGACCTGCTACGTAGCGGTGAGCAGTGTCACCCATCGCAGTAACCTCTAGCTCATCCACAATTTGATTGATAACAGCGCTAGATACTAGGTCGCTAATATCAATAGATGGTGTAGTAGGCGCAGCGTTGGTCGCTAGTTTGATGCCTACGTTATTGTTTAAGTATATTGCCACTGTTATTCCTCTTCCTTTTTAGGTTGTACTTTTTCTTTTGGTGCTTCTTTTATTTGGCCTGTCTTTATTAAGAAGGCTAAATCTTCTTCTTTGCTCATAATTAACTCCAGCTCGTTAGGATTGATACTGTTATTTCAGACACCAATAAATCGCCACTTTGAGCGCTTACGATTGCTGGAGCTGAAATGCTTGATATATTAAGTGTCAGCGCTGACGCTGCTAACTTTGTTACTACGGCTACTATGTAATCTTCCATACCAGCCAAATTACCCTGGTTATCTAACGCAGGTTTAGTGATTAAAATTCTAAAGTTTGCTAAAGGCAATACTGTTACATGATCGTTATTGCTCGGTACTATGTAAGGATCGCCAGGGGTGATTGCTACTGCATTGGCAAGTAATGTAGCTGGTGGAAATGCAAATACTGACCACACGCCAGCATTAGTAAGATCTGTGGCTAGTGTGCTACGTAGTGTGGTAATCGCAGCTGGCATATTAACCTACCAGTGATGCTGGACTTGAATACGGCTGGATGAGACCACGCACTCGGTTAATCAGCTGATAACCCATTCGATAAGGGCTGGCACTGATCCCATCCATGCCTACCCCACCAGTCTGGCTCACTTGTCTTGCTTGCCAGATGTCCACTGCAATTATCATCGCAGCTTCTCGTATTGCAGGGGTGCTCGCATAAGATTGGGTCTTGTGTTCTGGGCCTCTTGCGTTGCCATAAGGTACTACTTTATGAAAATTTTGATTAGCTGCTGTTTTTGCATATTGCACAAATGAATAACCATTAGGGTAATTGGCTTGGCCATATTGATACATAAATACTGGAATTAGATTAGTAGTGCCTGTGCTTGGCGGTATTGTGCCAGTGATTGTGTAAGTGCCATTAAATGTTGAACCACAAGCGCTTACTACTATTTGTTGACCTGTTACAAATGCGTTTGGATTAGCCAGCATAAGTGTTGCCACGTTATCTTGTAATGCTGTGGCTACTACTGGGGCATCATTGTGCCATAAGTATTGTTGCAAAAGGTCTTCACTACTTTGACAGCATTCTTCCACTGTCGCATCAGAGTAGAGTGAACCAATACCAAGATTAGCCCGTAACTCGGCTGTTGTAACAAACGTTGCTGGCATCTCTACTCCTTTGCTAATAGCTCTCTGGGGCTAGGGCTACTAAACCCCAGAGATTACTGATTGTGTTTTATTAAGGTGTTGCTGCGAACTTGATGATTCCGTATGGCATCTTGGCGATTGTTGCCATAAAGCCATAGATTGCAACCTGTACCTGCAAGTTAGATACCACGTTAACAGACATATAAGCCTGTGGTGAGCGGTATACAGTAAATGCCTCTGGTGCAATAATTACAGCTGAGTTATCATCAAATGCAGTCTGTGAGAAGTTCTTGTCTACATATAGATCAAGTCCTAATACATTTCCACGAATTGATGATGGTCGTACATCTCCGCCTGCGTTCATTGGCTGAATTGCGTTGTAAATTGGTCGACCTGTGTTATCAAGTGCGCCCATCAAAGCTTGCCATTGTGCTGGGTTGCCGATGTAGTTCTGTGCAAAGTAGCCAGTGTTCTTGTAAACAGCTGCTGCTGCTTGTGCTGTATAAGCAACGATTCCATCGCTATCTGCTGATACTGCTGATGCTGATGTTCCTGCTGCTAGTAATGCTGTTAATGCTGCAGTGTCAATAGTTGTCAAATAAGCATTTTGTAATTGCTGTGTAAGTTCTGCATAGAAGTTAGGGTCTGAACGCTCTAATAACTCAACAGATAGTGTGTTCATACCTGAGTACTTAGACACTGTGCCTGTTAGATAAGCAGTTTCCATACCTGTGTTTTGTACTGCGCCAGCCTCTGCCTCAACAGTTACAACTGGTGCTACACCTGTTCCGCCACCTGCGGTAGTTACCAAAGATGGTACGTTAATGGTCATACCTGATGCTGGCAGTGTGCCTTGTGAACATGCATCGATTGTTGGTGTACCAAAGCGTGTGTTTGTTACAAACTCAGTTAGATATTGAGTTGGGTTAAATGCTGGGTTAGTTGAAAATGAGTCATCTGCTGCAGCAATATAAAGCTTAGATTCATCGCTACCTAGTGCAGCTTTGATCTTGTGCTCTGTGTACTTCGCCATTGAGTTAATTGGTGAACGTACTGAAGTTGTAATAAGTGGTGCTGTAATTGTAGGGCGTGCAGCTTCTACTGTAGGAGTAGCAGCCTCTGCCTTTGCTTCTTGTGGCGCTGTTGCTAAATCTTCCACAGGAGCCTCGCTTTCTTTTGGTTGATTTGTGTCCTCTGCTTCGTTTTCACTAGCAGCAACTTTAGTAACTTGCGCAGCTGTAAATGCTGGGCTTTCTACCAGGCTAACCTCTCTTAGTGTTGCACTGGTTACATATAAATACTCTTTTTTCTGTACAGACTTATTTACATCTACACCGACAGATAAACCATCGATTAATTGCTCGCCAGCAAGGATTAAAGCATCTTGACCTTGCATAGATGCGCTGATCTTAAATGATGCATAGATTCCGTCTTTTTCTTCGTTAAATTTTTGCATGCGGCCTATTGGGCGCTCTGGTGAATGTTGCATAAGCATCTTGACCTTGCCAGGATCGCCTATATCTATTGAGCCTTTAGCGAATACGACCTTACCAACGGAAGTATTGCCTACCTCTTCGAAAGGTACGATTTTGCCAGCGATAACTCTGCGCTCTGTATCGGCAGCTTCTATATGGCTACTGAATGTAAGTTTCATTATCTTCTTCTCTTCCGTTAGGTGTTAGGCTTTCCATTTGCTTTGCATCATCTAAGTCAATTAAACCTAGATTTAACATTTTTTCTATTGCTTCTAGGCGTTTAATAGTGTCAGCTCTTAAGAATGATTCTTCAATTTTAAATTTTACAAAATGTCCTCGTGGCGTGACGTCATCTAAACTGAGCCTATCCTCAATCGCACAGATAAACGGCTGTAGTGAGTATGCTACAAACTCTTTTCGACCATCGATAATGTTTTGATAAGTCATGCTGTTATTCATATCTGCGCTTATGTAATATGCAGGTACATTCATCGCTCTAGCAATTTGTGTAGCTAAATATTGTTGACTGTCGTTGTACATCATGTCCTTAGGACTAAAGCCTGTGGTTTCATAAGACAGTGTGCTAGTTAAATAAGCTGTAGATCTATTTTGTCTACTTTGTTTCCATTGTGCCAATAATCCTGATACTTGTTGCTCTGGTAGATCTGCGCCAGTATTTTTAATGTAACCACTTGGCATTGGAGTTGCGGCTGCTACGGCTGCGGCTTTTTCAATATCTAATGCGCTTTGTATTGTACGTGCAGCTGTAGTTAATACACCTTGTGTCAATCCCTGGAATGTGATAAGTGAACCAATACCAGACATAGGCGCTAATACGCCATCTACATAATACTCGTCTACTTCTGTACCAAACTTATTTGTTGTAAATGTAACTCTATTGTTTGCTACCCATTCAAAACGTGAAGGGCGCATATCATCTGCATATAATTCTGTTACTCGCCAATATGCAACACCATAAAATAAAAGACTATCGACAGTCCATGATATGGTGACGGATCTTGGTTGCCGATAGTCTGGTTGATCTATCCAAAGAGGGTTCCCCAACTCCTCACCACTAGACTTTTTGTAAAGTGCTAATGGCAAGTAAGAAACTACACCAGCTATAAGATTTCTGCAACGTGAAACGGCAGGT